ATTTTAAAATGATTCCTCTTAATATTTTTGATTTAGTAGACTCGTATGCTGCACTATATAAATTAACTAATTCATCTGCTTGTTTGGAGCACCAGAATCCCACAAATTTATCTCTGTGTGATTTCTTGCCGTACTTAAAATTTAAAATTTTGTTTGCCATAAAATAAATGATAAATAACGGAGGGAAATGATTAGCCCTCCGTTATAGATGAAATTAATTATTCAGTTTCCTCAATGCAATCATCCCACTTATCACAGTGATCACATTCTTTATGCTCTTCTGCAGTTCCCCACTTATATCCGAATGGGCATTTTGTTTTTTTCTTTGCTGCATCCATTTCAGATTTTGATTGGAATGATTTCTTTGGAGATTCTTTTCCAGGACGTGGTCCGGTAGGAGGGGTATATGATTTTATCAAAGTTAATTTGCTCACAGGAACTCCGACCTTTGTTTCATCATCTCCATTTTTAATGGTGCATGAACGAGATTCAGGATTAACTGCAACAACCATTCCGGCAAATCCTTTATAACTAACCCGCCAATTCATCAACTTGATCAGGTTTTTTGGCAATTCCAATTCGTCATCGTCATCATCATCGTCATTTGACTTTGTATCGTCATCATCATCTTCCTCAATACTTTCTTCTTTCTTTGATGCAGATCCTGCCATGCGTTTACGAGGTTTTGAATCCGTATCTTCTTCCTCTTCTTCAACGATTGGTTTTTTCTTTCTTACTGGAATTGGCTCATCATCATCATCCTCATCTTCTTCTACTGCTGGTTTCTTTTTGCGGACAGGTTCATCATCCTCATCATCATCCTCATCGTTTAGCGGATCAAATTTCTTTTTCTTTTCTTCCAATGATGCAGATGATTTTTTCTTTCTTTTACTTTGTGGTTTATCATCTTCATCATCATCGATTTCTTGTGCAGAATCATCCTCATCTGAAGCAATTTCATAAAACATGTTTTCAATTGTTTTATACGAATGAATCACCAGCAAAGAATCCAAATCTGGAACATCATCGACAATGTCATCATCATATGCATCTCGATTTTCAAAATCAATTCGATTTGCAGTGCAGAATTTGTTTTTACCAAGTGCTTTTTCTTCAAAGCGAATTGACAATGTTTTTCCTTCTTCCAAATCAGGAAAATTTGCGCAACTTTCTTTTTCCCGAATTTCTTTATTTAATTGTTCTTGAAAGCAAAAATCGGAAACATCCCAGATGTGAATTTCTTCTTCATATTTTTTTGCTCCGATTGGGATTACTGCATACAATGAACGATTGCTAAATTTCAAAGGTTTGATATCATCCCATTCAGCTCCATCCGCTTGCCTTCTTTTGAATTCTTCACATACGGGGCAAGGTCTTCCAAATGTGGTAGGGCAAACAATTGTTTCATTATCTGCACCAATGTTTCGATGAATGCGAAAAGATGAACGATACCATAGATATCCAGGAATGGCAATCTTAGCTTCCTCATTGCGGTCCGGATGGTTTTTTACATTCACAATGTAAGGAATAATATCTAATGATATTTTTCCTTCTTTTTCAAAGAACATTTTTACATTCTTTGGAAGTTTCAAATAACTGGAACCGGATCCTTTGCTTTCCTGCCTTTCAGAATTTTCTTTAACAGCAGTACTGAAATTTGGTTTTTTAAACTTTGACATAATTATGTTGTTTTGGTTTTTACTTTTTATTTCTTGTCATGGTAAACTTTACCGCTGCATTTGCTTCATATTGATCTTTCCGCTTCTGCGCTTCTCTTGATAAATTCCTTGGCACTGATGGGCCTGCAAAATACGATTGTCCATTTAAACGAACAAGATTTTCAAGTGCTGCCTTTTTATCTTGCAATGCCCACACAGCTGCCTGTGCCATTTCTGCTTCGTATTTTTTATCAATATATTCGTTTTTTATTTCCTGAAAATCTTCATCCAAAAGAATAGCATTGGAAATCGCAGTTTCCGTAACTTTATCGATTTTATACTTTTCAGGATTTTTGCGAATTTTTTGATCTAACTCTGCTCTTTTGATATCAATGTTTTCTTTTGCCAAATCAAGCAATTGTTTACTCTTTGCAGCATATTGAGAATACTTTAGAACAAGTGCAGGTTGATCCAACCATTCAATGTCCAATGCATTTTCATCAATTGTGATATCTTTTTCAAAAAACAAACCTTCTCTTTTCATAGTGTTTAGTTTTATAACAACAAATCAATTACATAGTCAGGTTCCAATCCAATTTCATATAAAATTTCTTCCGGATCTTCCCCATCTAAAACTCGCTCTTTCATTTCAGCGATTTGCTTAATTGCTTCTGCTTCGGAAAGTTCATCCCTTCGCATTAATACATCTTTCAAATCATCTGCCATATTTTTTTGTTTTACATGATTGCTGATAAACAAGATAATACCAAACCAGGAAATCCAGTGTTATAGTATGGATCTTTGAAACATTCTAATACAGCTCCACAATGCGCATCTGCTTTTCCTTTCAATAATACACCAGAAGCATATCCAAGTATTTGTCTTCTGATTGCTTCTGGATCTTGATTTTGCTTTTTCAAAGAATCCAATATAAAAGATACTTCTTTCCATGATTTCTTGTAAACAATTGCTTTACAAAGCTCGAAACTTTGTGACAGTTCCTCAGCCCTGCGTTGAGCCACTTCCATGCGTTGTTCGGGGTCGACATTTATTACCTGCTCAAGAACATTGATTGCATTTCTCGGATGCCCCATTGAATCCTCTGCAATTTGCTCTAAAATTTCTTTTTCAATTTTATGTCCTTCTTTGATTGAAATTCTTTTCAGCAAGCGAAACATTTCTGAATTATGCAAAGTAGAAACATTAAATATGCTGCATCTGCCTTTTAATGCACCAATCAATTTTTCTGGTTCTGTTGTAGCAAAAATAAAAAATACTTTTTCCGGGGTGTCTTCAGTTATTTTCAAAAATGCATTCTGAGCATCATTAGTCATCTTGTGACATTCATCAATCAAGAAAATAATACAATCTCCTTCTAATGGTTTAAACTGCGCTTGTCGAATAATGTCTCTTGCAGTATCAATCCCACGATTATTTGCAAAATTAATTTCACGAAAATCGGAACCATTACAATTTAATTCTTTTGCGAGCAATCGAGCAATTGTAGTTTTTCCACAACCGGTTGGGCCTGCAAGTAAAAATGTATGAGGTATTTTGTTTTTGTTTTTCAATAATTGCTGAATTCCTTCAACTATTATTTGATTGCCAACAATTTCTTCAAATGTTTGTGGTCTGTATTTTTTGTAAAGACTCATAGCAATTTAATTTGGTTTAGAATTTATAATACAAATTGTTTATTGTATAACTTTTTTACCATTTATAACTTTCCAATTCCGCCCAGCTGCAATCTACACCAGCCAAATCAGCTTCAACTTTTAATGGAACATTTATCCATTTCCAGGTTGCATTGAGTTTCGTCATAGTAATTTGTTTTATTGTTGCAACTACATGCTCTAATTCATCTGGATTTACATCTAATACTGCAGAATCATGAATTTGTCCAATTAATTTGGTATCCCATTTTTCTTTTCTAATTACTTTATCAATCTCAATAAAACACCACAATAAGCAATGAAATGCAGCGCCTTGAACTGGATAATTGATTACATCTTTTTTATTCATTTGTCCTGACAAAATAAACCCAGTATGATTTCTAAATTCACCCTTTTCTAAGTATTGTGCATACCAACGTTTTTTCCATGCGTTATAAACTTTGAATCGTTTATTCCAAAAATGATCTTCGATCTCTTTAATATGTTGACAAAAATCATCAAAACTTTTAATTCCATTTTTTATAAAATGATCAGACAAATGTTCATTTTCATTTATCAAAATCCCCTGACCATTTTTCCATTCCATATTAACAGGCAAATCAACCCATGAAGAACAAATTCCATTTGCATTATTCTTGTAATAATCTCCATAAAATTGAGGGAATACAAATCCATTTTTTGCTGCTTGTCTTAAAATGGCGTGTGGTTTATGACTTTTATCAAACTTATCTATCATGAAGATTTGCTTTGCCATATCACTATGCATATCTTTTTGATGTATCAAATAATCCAACATTACTGGATCCTTATGATAACTTGCAGCAATGCCAACCTCAAGTTGGGAAAAGTCCACCTCCATTAATTGATGGCCAGGACGAGGAAATATTCCGCTGCGAATTATTTTCATAATTTTCTTATCTCTCTTTGGAAAGTTTTGAAAATTCGGATGATCAGAACTGCTCCGATATGTTTTAACAGTATGCAAATTGAAAAATGGATGCATGTATCCATCTACTTGTTCCCGGACACATAAATCAACGTAAGTATCTTTTACTTTCTTTAGTTTGCGAATTTCAAGTAATGTATTTAATTCTGGGATATTTAATTGTTGCAATGCTTCATCATCAGTAGCGCCTTTACCACTTACAGTAGTTTTTACTGGAGTTAATTTTTTTCCATTGTACAAAAAATTAGCGAGTTGCGCATTTGAATTATAATTGATTTTACCATGGGAAAAATGCATCCAATGTTTATAAAAGTTAGTTTCAATAAATGATGAATGTAGATTATCAATTTGTTTGTTTAAATCAGTTCGTATCCTTTCCATATATTCTACATCAATTCTCAAACCTTGTAATTCTGCTCTACCCAATGCCAAAATTCCATTATGCATCAATTTATACGCATCTTTTAAATCTAATTGATTAATTTGTTGCATTTGCCTTTGTGCAAGTCTATATTCATAAATAGTATCCAATGCACAATACTTTAACAACTTTTGTTTTCCACCGGGCAAATCAATAAGTTTCATTATATTATTCATGGAATTTGCGTTGGTGTCATCCGCTCGCAAATATGGAGAAATTTCAGAATCATAATCTAATATTCCAAAATTAACATACGCCTGAAATTTCTCCA